AATGTTCATACTGGAAGTAATGTATCTATTAAATCTAATCCAAGTATTATTACTCTGATAGATGATTCAGGTGATACATCCGATTTAATAGAAAATTCTTCACAAACTTCTTATGTTAGAAATTTAGTTAGTGGTAGTTTGCAAGATGGTATTTATTCAAATGCAAATAGACATTATTATGGAAAAGTATATCCAAGTCAGGGTATTATTTTAATATCTGCAAAGGCATTGGATCAATCTTCTTCGTTTAACTCTGTTACTGGTAGTAATATAAGTGGTAATAATTCTTACAAATTGTTTACTGCAATAAGTGGTGCGGCATCTGTTAGTGGAAACGGATTTACTGCTAGGGCAATTGATGTTAAACATTGTTCATATTATTATTGTAGAATAAACAATTTATCATGTAATCATTCAAGTAATCCAACATGGACATATTCCGATGGAACAGAAAAGGGTAAAATTAAAAATAGTAAATTTATAGATAACCCAACAACATATATTACATCTATTGGTCTTTACGGTCCAGATATAAACGGAAATCAAAGTTTACTTGCTATTGCAAAATTGAGTAAACCAATTAAAAAATCATTCACAAGTGAATTGTCAGTTACTATAAAATTGGAGTATTGATTGTTATGGCTACTACACCCTTTGTATTAAAAAGATTTTCCAACGATGCAATAGGAAGAAATCGTAGAGAATTGGTTACAGCTCCATTATGGTCAGGAAATAATGTTGCTCTTTTTACGGCGTTTACTTCTTCTGATCAATCTGACGGAACAAAAAGATATTTTTATGAAGTTTACAACAGTCAATCTAATTTCCCAAATGCAGAAGTTCAATTTAGTGTAACATACGGTGACTCAAAAGGAAGTGGATCTTCAACTGGTTCATATGGTGCACAAGATTATGATTACCCAACTCAGGCAATCTATTCACAATATAGACAAATGTTATTGTCTTCCGGTATAAATGCATTTGAATTTACAAATGGAACTGTATCTGAGACATCCGAACATATTTATGTTGTCAATGTTAATAGATCCAGATACAAAGATAGGATGGACACAAGCACATGGCAACTTTCTCTATCAAAATTAACTTCACAGGGAAGTAGTAGTATAGCTACACCATCTGATGTAATAACTCTTATTGATGATTCGGGAACAACAACAACGGAATTAACTGTTCAAGGTGGTAGAGTTTACAATGTTGTTAGCGGAACATTGGCAAACGGTAAACACACTGGTTCATTTGCTTCAACTCCTTGGGGACTTTATTATCCAGACCACGGTATTATTGTATTAAACGGTAAGGCATTAGACGCATCTGCATCTTTTTATACTACAAGAAGTAGAGTTACATCTGCAACTGAAAATTACACAGGAAGTCTTTTTGGTGACAATAGTGCCCTTAGATTGTTTACATCAATAAGTGGTGCGATGGCATACAATACCGCTTCATATTCGTTTCAAGGTAGAACAAGTGAAGTTGTTGCATCAACATATTATTTTGTAAGGGTATATTCTGATGAATACAACTATACCAATAATCCAAGTTTCTTTAATCAAAACAATGTATTAAAATATGAAAGTATGATTATGGATCCTAAGGTTTATATTACAAGTATTGGTTTGTATGATGATTCAAATAATCTTGTTGCAGTTGCAAAATTAAGTAAACCAATACAAAAGTCTTTTGACAAAGAAGTGGTTGTTAAAGTAAAACTTGACTATTAAGGAAAATTCACATGAATATAGACATCTTGGATTCATTTCTTGTTTCGATAATAAATCAAGGAATGGCAGGAATACGAGAAAAAGATCTAAATAAAGTAATATCAACAATAGATTTTATAGATAATAGAATTGACAGTATAAATGCAATTCTTGAGGATCCACAATTCAGTATGAACGATGAAGTTCTAGTGAACAATAGTAGATTACGAGATGTTATATCTAATTTTGGTTTTATATTCAGAATTTATCAATCATATTTGCAACAAACTAGTGGAAACAAACCATATGTAAATTGGTTCAATGAAGTTAATCAGGAGGCACCATATAATGGCAGAACTCCATCTACTTATCTAAACTCATTACAACCACTTTGGTATGTTGGTAGAGATGATGATAATGATGGAACATGGGAACAAGTTATTCCAGACTATACACCATCCGGACAACCGTTGAATTGGAATAGTTCTGTGTTGCCAAGTGCACTTATTTATAGAACCGCTAGAGGATTAGTTCAAGGTGGTGCTGGATCTCAATCTGCATCAGGTGGATTGACTGCAGTTCCAACCACAACTGGTCGTAGGGTAACAGTTGGTGATTGTGATCCAAAATATAGTTTCAAAATAAGACAATCATTTGATCCATTGCAACCTACTATAAGGCGGTTTTTTGGATTTGCAATAAAAAATGCACCTAGATTAGAAATAACTATGTTTGCAGCGTGTCCTAATTCTGCACCTTCACCTGTTTTTACTACAACATTAAATTCAAATCTTTATTATAGTATAACGCCAAATTCAGAGGGAAATTTAGTAATACAATCAATAGATTCTCAAAGAAAATCTATTGGTAAAATAACTTATGAGTATTACTATGAAATGCAAACTATAATGAAAAAGATATTTGATGAAATATCTGTAATTCAATTAAATAATAAACAAGAAACGATATACCAAAATATAAAAAATCAACTTGAAGGATTAAACTCAAAACCATGTTTTGTTGATAACTATGGTCCAACAATGGGCCTTAGTCCTGGTATTTTAAGAAATGCGTCATTTTATGATGCAAAAAATCCACCAACTGGTTTTATAGAAAGTTTACCGCTTCCAGTGAAAAGTTATACATACCCTCTAGGTCAGACACCAGATTCTCCAAAAATTGCTTGGTATTCTGATACTGTAAATAATACAGAAATGAATGTTATAGAAAATTTCTTTTTTATGGGATCTACTGATTATGGTTCTATAACATATAATGATGTAAAATTAAATACAACTGTTCAAACAGAATTACAAAGTTCTTACCCGTCTATTACAGGAATTACATCAGTAATAACTTCAAGATTACGAGATGTGGTAGAAAATAAAGGTTTGATTGATAGTAGTGAACCAACTCAACCAAATCTAACACCAACTGGTGGACCGGAAGATGAATCTTTGGTATTAAATTTGGATGAATATGGTGAAACAATTGACACCCAAAATCCTTATTATGGCAAAATTAGTTGGAAATTTAAGATTGCAAAATCGGTAGATTGTTCTGCACCTTACTATGAAGAATCTGCATCAGTCAGAGGATTCATGTGGGAATATGTTGCAGATTATCAAAATCCAAAGGAGTCATTTTATCCGGAGGCAATACGAAGTTTAATAACAGAAACTAGTGGTGGTGAAGTAACCGGAAAAATAGTAGATATATTACGTGGTGACAGAAATTCTCCGGAATTTGTTAGACTATTGCAAAACGGTTTAACACCAATGAAAAACTCTACAACAAATTTGGTTACTGAAATTCCAGGACAATCATGTTTAGAAGGTGTAAAAACCGATTACCAATGGGGAATAAAAAGACAAAAAAGAGTTCCATTTAAGATTTTCTGTAATAAACCTGGCGTTGGTAGAGTAGAAATAAATTATAGAAATCCTGGAACCGAAACTAATAAGTGGATAACTAGTTATTTAGCAAGACCAAATTCAGGTGCTTCAACTGATTTGAATGGTAAACTATTAACAACGGTAGATGGTTACTATTATACAACAGTTGATGAAATGGTTCCAGTTATACCTAACTTTTCTGGCGAACCTGGTCCATATTTTTCAAGTTATTCTTCTGTTCAGAGAAAAAAGAGTGTAACTTGTGTTCCACAAAAAAGAGTGGTTTCTACTTGGAGAGTGGATATAGATAATCCATGTGGTTGTGATGAAGTTGAGGTATTAACCCATTATTTAGTTTATGATGCCATATCTTATATTGATCCATTATCAGGACAAAAATCAGAATTTCCAATTCAAGAAGAATTGGATCCAGCATTTCCTGCACCAGAACCAACATCACCTGGTGCCGCTTATGGTTTAACTATTGGGCAGGAATTAACAACAAATCGTAGACAAAAAGTAGATTGTTTTGAAGGAACTGGAATTGGTAGATTACATCATCCATTCTTATATGGAACTGATATTTTACCAGGATTGCGTAAAAAATCTATTAAAGGGTTATTTAATTTATCACAGTCATTAGAATGTGTGCACACATCATCTAATCAAAATCCCGCTTCAAAAGACTATTATTACGAAGTAACTGATTGCGATAATTGTTCTGAAAACGCATATTTTGCACTTTCTTATGGTAATTGGAAAGGTTCTGGATCTGTTGCAAGTGGATATGAATACAATGATAGTCCAAGTCGTGCCATATACTCACAGTATAGATTATTAACATTGGATCCAAATGAAAAGTATTTTACATTCTATGATTCTGGTTCATTAAAAACTCCAGATGACATATATGCGATAAACTTTTACAGAAATGGATTGAGTGATAAACTTGATATTGGTAACTTTGAAATAAACATTGCAGAATTAAGTGGAAGTGGTGTTCCTAATAATGTCCACACAGGAAGTAACGTTAGAGTTTCAGGTTCAACACCAAATATATTATCACTAATAGATAACTCGGCTATTTTTGAAGGTGAAGATGTTTGTGCAAATGACGATCCTAACTATTACTATGATATAGTTAGTGGTTCTTTATCAAGTGGTATTCATTCAAGTGGAACTGGAAGTTTACAACAAAATCCAGTATTAACAACATACGGTAAAGTGTATCCAAATTTAGGCGTTATAGTTTTAGACGGAAGTAAATTGAATGTTTCTGCATCATTTAATTCCGTTAGTGGTAGTAGTGTTGCAGGTGATAATTCTTGGAAATTATTTACTGCAATAAGTGGTGCCGCTGTTGTTGGTAAACCAATGCGTGCCCGTAATGTTAAATTCAAAACAACAAATCATTATTTTGTAAGAATACCGTCTGGAGAGGCAAATTATAGTAATAATCCAACATATACTATTGACTCCGGTATAGAAAAAGGCAAAATAAAAAATACTTGTTTTGTGGACAACCCAATGTCATACATTACAACAATTGGTTTGTATAACACCAAAAAAGAATTGATTGCGGTTGCAAAATTAAGTAAACCTATAAAAAAATCAAGAGAAAATGATGTTTTAATAAAAATTCGTTTGAATTGGTAACATGATAACTGAATCCGAAATAATAACCGCTCTATCTGGATCTATTCTTGGCGATTATCCTGCTGTTATAGATCAACAAACTGCTCGTTTGCAGGCATTAGACATATTCAGAAAAATTTTGGATATAGATGTAAACGGTAAAGTAAATTCTGTATTATTTTACGAAATGATAAATGCAAATCCAAGTGCACTTGCATTAACACAACGAAATAAAATAGAACAAGGATTGGCAAATCTTAATAATTTGACAAATGTTTTATTACCAGACCAAGTGAAAAAACTTCCTTTTATATTGGAAGCCGAGACATTACAGACAACACCAACCGGTGTTGTTGTTACTCCAGAACTTCGTGCTGTTTTAATACAAGAAAGATCAAGATTGGCAGAGTTATTCAAACTCACTGCAAATGTTCCGACTATCTTATCAACAATTTTGATAGAGTAATATGAAAGTATTAAGTTTTGAAATAAACAAACAAGTTTTGGAAATGTTAAGGGGCTATATTGATTTTCAAATAGCAAATGGATTTCCTTCAAAAGATAGATACCGTGCTGTAGTAAATAATGAAGTAGTTACATTTTTGATGCAGAGACCAGAATCTGCACCTGCTCCTACACCAATTCCATTAACTTCTTTGAAATCAAGATCATTCAAAAAGTTTAAGGCACCTAGAGATTTTTCAATTGTTCAACAAAAATATAGAAAAAAAGGTCTTTTCCCCTGTGAAGGTGAAAAATTAAATACATTCCATACGTCATCTACATTTGGTGATAGTAACTATTTTTTAAGAGTATTGTCAAATAAAGAAGGTGAACAAGATGATAATTTTATGTTTGATATTACGTATGGCCATATCAATGGTTCAGGATCCAAACAAATTTTAGATCAACACACAACAATATATCCATCAAAAATTATTTACAAAAATTATTTGATGGAGCACTTTCACTCCACAAATGGAAAGATACCATTCAAAAATGGAAAAAACGGTGATTATTTTTATGCAGTAAATTTCAATAGAAATCTTTATCCAGAATTGATTGATCCAGGAAATATACAAATAACACTTGCGCCAATATCATCAAGTGCAAATCAATTGTATAACACGGGTAGTAATTTTTATCCACACCCAAGTTCTTCTCAAATTTATACATTGATCGATGATTCAGAAGATTTGGCAGACGTAAATACTTTAAGAAAAGAATTACGAGAGTATTATTATTTAGTATCTGGTTCATTAAATGATGGTAAATACGGTGAAGATACTGACAATGCTTGGGGTATAATTTTTCCTAAAAAGGGCATTATTGTTTTGGATGGTGCCGTATTGGATCAATCTTGTTCGTTAAATACCGTAACATCATCAATTGCCGGTGATAATATACAAAAGTTTTTTATGTCTATAAGTGCATCGTGTAACACAACTACCAATAGAAATGTAACTGGTTCTTGGTATGCTAGGGCATCAGAAGAAGTTAAGACACAAACTTATTTTTGTAGATTACGAGAATATGAATTTAATCATAGTAACAATTATACTTATTTGTCTGGAAGTTATGGTCATTTCAAATACGAATCATTTGTAGATTTTCCAATATCATACATAACGAGTGTTGGTTTGTATAACGATAACTATGAATTGATTGCAATTGGAAAATTACCAAGACCAATAAGAAAAAAACCAAATGAAGAGCACGTAATTCAAGTTAGATTAAGGTTAAATTGATATGTCATTTCAAAAAGCAAATAATTTAAGTTTTACCCATAAACAATTAAAGGCCGGCGATTTTACAATTCGCCCTTTTGAAGTTAATAAAGTTTGGAAATTTTCATCTTACATGCCAGAAATTGAGTATTTAGATAACTATGGTATAAAGGTTTATCGTGCTTTTTATCCAGAAAATCATAAGTATTTTGGAAATGTTGCAAATTTATCATCTTCTTTATATCAAAGAGTATTTACAACTCAAAGTTTAGATCCAAAAATACTGTGGTATTACTTGGATCACAATTATTATACAGAATATAAAAGCGAGAAACAACCATCATTTATTACAAATGATGATCAAATTACATATCTAGCAGAATCAGCATCTATATTTATGATTCCGGTTGGAGTTTTTGGTGAAGGTATAAAAAAGAGTTCTGTTAGTTTATCACATTATGGTTCACCATACGAATATAATTTAGTAGATGATGGTGCCGGCAATTTAAGAGATACAACATTTGACGAAGACAAATTTGTAAATATAGGAAATTGTTTATTATATGTTGGATTTAACGAAAAGTATCGTGAATACAATATGAAAAATAACAAATTAAATTATGTTTTGGATATGTCACCGCATAGAAATGTAGTAAGTTTATACAATACAAAAAACATTACCTATGTGTCAGGAATACCAACATCTGATACATCCCAACCAACTGGTGTTGCTGCATATTTAAGTGGTTCATATTTAAGAGTTGATTCAAGCGTAAACTTAAATTTTAATAAAAGACAAGATTTTGCATTTAGTTTTTGGATAAATCCGAAGGCAGAACAAGGAACTGGATTGAATGGAAAAAATTATCTATTTAATAAAAATTTAGTAAAGAAGGTATACACCGTAAACGATACTACATTGAATCACAGTTTTGATGAAACCGAAAAAGAATCAAAACAATACCCATTTGATATATTTTACAATAATTCTTATTCTGCAAATCCTGGTAAAATATCATTTAGACAAAGTTCTATTTTTCAAACAGTTGAAGTTACTTCAAGTGTAATTACAAGTGATGATTGGACTCATGTTGTTTGTCAAAAGACTGGTAGTGTTTATCAAATTTGGTTAAATGGATCACTAAACGGTGAAGTAACAACATCTATTGATTTGGATGTTGGTAACGAAAATGTATTTTTTATAGGTGGCAGTCCAAATACATCAAGTTTATTTCATGGTTCAATGGATGAAATAAGAATATACAATACTGCAATTCAATCGGATAAAATACCATATCTATACCAAAATACTTTGGATGCTGGATATGCATATCAAACTTCAAGAGTTGGAAATGTTTTTTATGGGACTGGTTTTTTTGTAATATCTGATCCAAGACCAAAATATGCTAATGCATTTTTAGGTCAAACTGGAAATTTTGATTACAATGGAATAGCTAATGGATTCAGAGGACAATTTCGTTCAACCGTAACTTTTTACGAATACGAAATAATTTGTAAAATAAAAAGAAATGAATTTAATTTTACACAAAATCCTTCTATACGAATTGATAAGGCGGCATTTTCGCATGATTTGGAAAACTATGTAACATCATCATATTTTAATCCGTATATTACAACAGTTGGTTTATACGATGATGACAGTAATCTTCTTGCTGTTGCTAAATTGGCAAACCCATTAGAAAAAAGAGATGATGTTGATATGAATGTAATAATAAGGTTTGATATGTAATGCGTAGAAATCAAGTTGCGATTAAACATGGGTTTCGTAGTGGTTTGGAAGATAATGTAAATGATATGTTGAAAGAACACAACAAATCATTCAGTTACGAAAGTGAGAAAATATCTTACATACAACCAGAAACTAAACACAATTATACTCCAGATTTTGTTCTAAACAAAATAGTTGGCGGTAAAATGTATGTTGAAACAAAAGGTAGATGGGTAAAAACAGACCGATTAAAATTTGATTTGATATTTGAGCAATATCCTGGTATAGATATTCGTTTTGTATTCCAAAATCCTAATTCCAAACTATACAAAGGAAGTAAAACAACCTATGCCCAATACTGTGATAAAAAAGGGTGGCGTTGGGCAAAGAAAGAAATACCAGAGGAATGGTTAAAAGAATGCTTGTAATTGTAACAAATTTTTCTTATATTTGTTACAAGTATTATTTTCCGTAAAGTGTGGTTATGATAAACTACGATTTGTTATCTCTTGTTGAAAAAGTTCTAGGTAAAGGTAGAAGAACATCTGGCAATAACTATTCGTTCTTCTCACCGTTCATCAGTCATTACAAACCAAAACTCGAAATAGATTTGACCGTAAACAATAACGGTGAAAATCCATGGCATTGTTGGGTTAGTAATGCTAAAGGTAGAAGCATAGTTTCCCTTTTCAAAAAAGTAAAAGCCGGTAAACAATACCTTGATGACCTAAACAAAATTCTAAAAACAAAAAACCTATACATCAAAAATAAAACCGAAACAAAAGAAGAATTGGTTTTACCGAAAGAATTTATCAAATTATATGAGTTTCCAAAGATAAAAGATATTCAAGTAAAGATGCAAATGAAACAAGCATTAGGTTATTTGAAATCAAGAGGAATTGGTAGAACGGATATATTGCGTTATGGTATTGGTTACTGCCCTAATGGTAATTATTCTGGTAGAATAATAGTCCCATCCTATGACGAAAATTTCAATCTAAACTTTTTTGTATCTCGTTCTATTTTTGAAGAAGACACTCTAAAATATAAAAATCCAAAATGGAGTAAAGATGTTATTGGATTTGATTGTTTTATTGATTGGGATGAACCAGTTACACTTGTTGAAGGTGTATTTGATGCAATTACTGCAAGATATAATGCAGTTCCACTATTTGGCAAAATCATTCAACCAAAACTTCGAGAGAGAATTTTGTTGCGTAAACCACCAAAGATAATTGTTGCACTTGATAATGATGCCTATTCTGATTCGATAAAAATATCTTCTTCTCTAATTTCAGAAGGTATAAATGTCTCGATAGTTCAAATGGAAAGTAAAGATATAAATGAAATGGGTTTCAAAGATTTTTCAAGTTTGAAATCCGTAACATTACCAACAGACAGTTATGATATAATTAAACAGAGGATATTATATGCTTAAAGAAACATTGTGGTCATTTGCTATTAGTGAAGTTGAGAAGATACTGCATATATCAGATATTCATATTCGTAATCTAAAAAGACATGAAGAATATCGTAGTGTATTCAAAAAACTTTATGATATTTGTAGAAGTAAAGTTGCTGAAAATAAAAACACAATAATATATCTTGCTGGTGATATTGTTCATGCAAAAACGGATATGACACCGGAACTTGTAGAAATGGTTACGGAATTTCTTGATACAATTTCAAGAATTGCACCAACAATTTTGATTGCAGGTAATCACGACTGTAACTTAAATAATATGAGTAGGATGGATGCACTTTCACCTATTGTTTCATTATTAACTGATGAAAAAAATCAACTATTTTATTTGAAACATAGTGGAGTATACTATTTACAAAATGTTGATTTTGTTCTTAACTCGGTTTATGAAAATCCAAAAGATTTTATTTTGGCAAAAGATATAGAAGGTAACAGAACAAAAATAGTATTGTATCACGGACCTGTTGATAGAGCATCAACCGATACTGGTGTTCTTATGAAACATAATGATGTTAAGATTGAAATGTTCGATGGATTCGACTATGGAATGTTTGGCGATATTCACAAGTTCCAATACCTTGATGTTGATGGAAAGTTTGCATATGCCGGTTCACTCATACAACAAAACTATGGTGAAGGATTAGTTCATGGTATAATTGAATGGGATATTAAAAATAAGAAATCAAAGTTTATTGAAATTGAAAATGATTGGTCTTATCATACGATTGATGTTGAAAACGGTAAGATTAAAAAATTGCCAACAAAATGGACAAAGTATAATTCAATTCGTTTGCGTATAACAAACACACCACATTCAGAAGTCAATCAAATAATGACTGAATTAAAGTCATTAACCAATGTTATAGATATTAGAACACAACACCTTGTTGGTTCAAGTAATGGCAATGTTCAAACAAAAGTAAATCCAATTGGTAAAATTCGTGATGTAGAATATCAAAACAAATTGATTACGGATTATGTAAATGA